CGCGAGTTATAGAAGATCCTGTTATTGAAGATGCGATGCCATCCCCACCATAACCAATACCATCAGTGTTTCCCGCCTCACCAGCACCTCCTCCACCACCAGATTGAAATGTTGCTGGATAGTTACCCCCAGCACCTCCATTAGCACCACCATTGAATCCTTCATTTGATGTGCCTGTTCCAGCAGTTGTATTTACCGCAGCCCCGCCTCCTGAGCCTCCGTTTGCTCCGTTTACACCAGTGGAAATACCGCCCGTGCCACCACCTATTGAAGTTACGGTGCCCAAAATCGAATTACTGCCGTTGCTATTTACAGCACCGCCAGCCCCAACTGTAATTGTGATACTTTGACCACCAAAAAAAGTAATTCTTGAAGTAGCAGAAGAACCCCCACCAGAAGATTCACCTGGGACACTGCATCTGTATCCACCAGCTCCACCGCCACCACAATCTGCCACTGTGTTGACAATGCTTCCGCCACCACCGCCACCAGCTATGACTAAGTAATCTAACCTAAAGGTCTGATTGCCCTGCATGACATAAATAGGGATCATGTTATCAGATTGCCAATAACCCTATATTGATTTGCGGCTGTTTTGATAATTGCTGCTGCTGTGTATGGGGTATCCATAAGAAAAGCAGTGGCAGTTCCAGCGGTTCCGACACCAGCCCAAGATGTTACACCTGTTCCAGCCCTTAGAGTCACAGTTCCAGTTGAATTGTTTATGACTTGAATCATGTCACCAATTTCAGTCAAAACATCTGGGAAAGTCACAGTAGCGGCGCTAGTGAAGTTTAGAACGGTGTTTGAATCACCAGATACGGCTGTATAGGCGGCTGACTTGTTTGTCAGAGTGGTTGCAATGTATTGAGCATTCATGTCACCGAATGCTGGTTTTGCAGTTCCTCCAGACACAAAAGCCTGACCCGATACACCAGCAGTTCCAGCAGCAGTCAAAAGATTTACCCAGTTACTGCCGTCATAGTATTCAATAACATTGGTATTAGTTAGGTAGGAAACCATTCCCTCGTCTGGTGATACAACGGCAGATGAGCGAGCAGCAGAGTTAGAAAAAACCATCAATGCTTGATCTTGTAGATAATTCTGAACATTGCTGGCAGTTAGGATTTCGCCAGGTGTCCATGTTCTATAGCCGCTCATCTATAACCTCTATCCATTGACAAGTATTGGTATCTAAAATTGCTTCTTCACTTGGCTTCGGCGGAATAAAAGCATCTAATTCCTCGCTATAACTGTATCCGATTCCCGCGTAGTTCTTACGTATGTTGCCATTATAAGAAGTTCTAAGGCAACGCTGACCACGAAACTCCCCATACCAGACTTCAGGTTCTTTACCTTCAATAAGTTCGGTTTCGTCAATACCAACAATTACTTCGGTAACGATGTTGTTTTCATCTAAGAACGCGTAGTGTGCCATTTTTATCCCAATAAGGCTGTAATTTCATCCTCGGTTAGTCCGAGTGCAGATAGCTTGGATTTGGCTGATTCTTTATTTTGCTGTTTTTCTAGTTCTTCTTGCTCTCGCTGGGCTAGCTCTAGTGCGGCCTGAGCGGCCTCGGCTTCACGCTGAGCAATTTCCTCATCGGTAAGAGGAATTATCTGAACTTTGTCAGGATGCCCTTCGGGTAGAGAACAATCTACTACTAATTTGGTTGGTCTTTCGCTCATTCTTATATCCTAACTTACTGAAACTCCGCCGCTTGAACCCTTGGTAATGCCGTAGAGGGTTGCGGAGCTGTATTGCTGCCAAGTTCCACCAAATCGAGAATCTAAAACAATAGATGTTATTGCTGCCGTATCAGACCATAAACTTGCACCGATAAATTGATAAGCCTCAGTTGCATTGTTTTCCATAACGCTATCTATTGAAACTGATTTATTTGTGCTTCCTGCGTAATTTGGGATGTAAACCAAAACACTTGCGAAAGTGCTTGCGGTGGCATTGTTTCCATCTATTAGACCGCTATCAATAACAGTCGTCAAAGCATTCTGGTTGCTTGTAACTGTGCTACCACTTCCGTAAAGTCTGCGACCTGAATAATTAGCAGAGCTTCCATTGAACGCAATAGTTAACCAATCGTCAGGATTTGCACGATTGCTTCTTCCTGATATAAGAATTGCCAAATCTGTATATGTGCTAGCAATTGAAGTGAACTCAATGTTTGCAGCTCCGCCCGAACCAACCTCGGTATGTGCAATTCTTGTCCAAGCACTCATCTCTAGCTCACTATTCCATACATAGTTATTGTCGTTCCAGACGCAAAGGACTGAGCAGGATTTCTAACTTCTACTGAAGTTATTGCGGAAGTAGACGCGTATCTATTAGCGAAAGCATCAGTTCCACCGCCCGCGACATTATTACGCGAAAGAATAGTTTTATGTTTGTCTGTAGCGCTGTAATCCATAATGTGAGCTATACAAGTTGAGATTTCCGTGCTTCTCCAAAAATAAGCGTCTAAAACAACTTGCGTTTGACCAGTTGCCGAACCAGACAAAGTTGTTGATCCATTACCGCCCATATATACGAAACTATAGTTAGCACCAGAATCGCTATTCAATCGAAAACCCAAGTCAGCGTTGGCCGTGGTGCTTCCAGTAACAACGATTACTAAATCTCTATATGTATTAGGAATAGAAGAAAAAGTAATGCTTGAATCGCTGGTTGAAAGAGTTACATTAGCTAAAGCGATATAAGTAGCAGTAGGCATTAGCTAGACCTCAAACCATATAAAGAAACTCGACTATATTGAACAAAATTACCAAAAACGTCATCTAGGGTTATAGAAGTCAATGCGGCTGTATTGAGCCAAACACCGCTTTCAAGTGCTACTCTACTGAAAGAGCCAGATTGTCCAACCAATGCCCTAGTGGTTGTATTTTTAGTTGTTTCAAAAGGATCAAGAATATCTATAATTCCACCACCGAATAAATTACTTGTATTTGTAGCTGCTGGTAATCCACCAAAAATAATTATTCCGTTTGGATATGAAGATGTCACGGTTTCCGAACTAACGGCTGAACCAGTTCCACGTAAAAAATGCGCTCGATAATTTCCAGAAGTGCTATCGCCGTTGAATTGTAAATAATAAATTGAGTCTGTGTCTGACCTTGTGCTTCTTAACATAACCCTTAGCTGTAAATGCTGGTATGTAGAACCATAGGTCGAGTTAAGATTTGAAAATGAGATGGTTGCTTGTCCGCCTGAACCAACCGTTACCGTTTCTAATAAGTCAAAAGCGCCAGCCGCGGCAGGGCTATAAAACTCTTTCCAAGCACCTGAAACTTTGACGCTTCCTTTAGAAACGTCTTTCCAGGATCCACCAACTTTTACGCTGATTTTAGAAACGTCTTTATAACTACCACTTACGCGAACGTCGGCTGGCATTTATTCCCCTTATGGTGTGTATTGTAGCCAAACATCGCCATCCATGCCACCTGAGGGAGTGGCAGTGGAAAGAGTTATGTTTCTCACTACTGCTGAACCAACAGTCGCAGTAGCAACAGTGCCATTGGTTGTATTTACACGAGCGCTAAATTGAGTCTGAATACCAGAAGTTACTCCCGATAAATAACCAAGTTCTGTTGTCGTAATCGTTGATGTGACAGCGGTGCTACCAGATGTTGTCAATACGCGCGCGGCTGTCCAGTTTGGGTCAGATAAATCCCCGCTAACCACTAAATTACCCGTTACGCTACCCGCGGCAATTGTGGCTGTTCCTGTGATATTTGGAGACGCTAGGACCGCTGAGGCAACAGCCGAATAATTGACATTTAGGGTTACATCGCCAGAAGATCCGCCACCAGTAAGGCCAGTTCCAGCCGTAACTGCTGTGATGTCGCCAGGGCTTGATACATCTACCCAAGCGCTGCCGCTGTAATACTGAAGCGTGTTTGTGTCTGACAGATAAGAAATCATGCCCTCTGCAACAGCAGAGCCTAGAGCGGTGGAGCGAGCAGCCGTTCCAGCGTAGACCTGAACTACCTGGTTTTGGACATAGCTCTGGAAGTCATCGGCAGTGACGATTTCATTTACAGCCCAGTCTTTCCAACCTGCCATTATTACTCCTAGTAAGCCAGTGAATTGCCCGCACTCAGTCTACCAAAGATGATGTCGGATAGTCGCCATGGGCTGACTTCTAGGCTTCCTAGACCGAATGTTATTTGGTGGCTGTCTGGGACAACATTGTGTGAGATACGGATTATTTCGGCAGTCCGTTCAATTGGATCGCCAATACCATTAGGGGTGAACTTTAGGAATACTGCGTCTCCCAAGTCTGCCTCTAAAAGCTTTGTCTTGTCGGCAGGGTCCAGTTTGTCTAGCTGCACTGTAACCCTGTCGAATCTGTATTCTGGCTGGCTGTATTTAGCCGCCAAGAATGTAGCTAGGTTTACTGCGTCTGACTGCTCATCCATCAGAAGGTCGCTGACCGAATAGGTCAAAATACCGTATTGGTCCTGTGACTCTAAGTCATCAGCGGTAACAGTTACGCCGTTTTTTTGTGACAGCGTGACTGCGTTGTAGAGCAGTTCAGAGCCGTATAAAACCTCTAGGTTTTTGTATGGAATTCCTGTTCCATCATCAGCGAAAGTAATGTCAGTATCAGTGGTTCTTCTGTATCTGCCAACAAACTCAGCAAAGCCATCTCGGTTTACGAAGAAGAATCCAGGCTCGCTTTGAGCTACCTGCTGAATGTAGCTGAGAGCGTTTGTTCCCTCGCTAATAGTGTCAGCTTGCAGCAGTGTCTCACCAGTATCAAGCGTTCTGATTTCAGCAGGCCAGTTGACTTCCGCTTTATTTAGAATGCTGTTGATACGCGGACCTGGGTATTGAGTTGTGTTGGTAGCTGAGCCTAGCGACTGGTTAGCCAGCAAGTATGTGTTATCGGAACAGACAGCCATAGCCTGTGAGCGACCAGAAACCTCGTAGCTTAGGTCCCAGTCATCAATGCTGCCCGTGTAAACGCGAGTGCCATCTACGCTGATGCGAACAGCGCGTCTAGGGATAATCTGACCGAAATATGGGCCATCGGCATACAGCGGGTCGTAACGCCTATCCTCATTGTTCAGGGTGATTGCAGCGTTACCAGCGCCGTATCTGTCAAGCTGTCTATTCTTACCGCGATTTACACTGAAATCTACGACATCATCTGTCACATCAAAAAACAGCGCTCCACCTAAGACATACTCGGTAGAGTCCAGTAATCCTTTTACTGGATCGTCAAGCTCAAGAAATACCGTGTTTTCGGCGTTGGTTAGGTCAAAGCCTATTTCAATCGTGTAGTTCTGGGACATTAGCTTCCTGACCTAGCAAATACCGTTCCAGATGAGCGTTCGTATTTTAGGATTTCATTTACTATCTGCTGACCAATCTGAGTGCCATCTGCGCCTAGACCAGCATTGACAACCAACTCAAAATAGTTCTGAACTGCACCGCTGCCTAGCGCGCCAGCCCTAGGAATCAGCTCAGCCGATGATAGACCCGAAACAATGCCACCTAGATCAAAGCGCATACCTGCAAGCAGGTCAGTCTTGATTGCCTCAAAGACATTGCGCTTGAACAAAATACCAATGCGAGCAGCTTCGCCCTTGACAACATCCATTGCGGCAGTTGCACCATCAATAAGCTTTTGAATCTGCATGACTGAAGCGATGTCAGCAGTCTGCGCTTTTTTGACAGCATTTTCAGCTTCTTGTAAAACTCTTTCAGCAGCTCTAATAGGAATATCAATTGCAATGTTTAGGTTGTTTTTGAAAGTCTCACTAAAGGTCTTGGCCATTACAATGGCTTGGTCATAAAGCTGCTGTTGCTCTGACCGAATTCCGTCTAACAGACCGAATGTCATGTCTCGACCTGCGTCATACATTGTCTGACCAACATCCAAGCCCAGTTCAGCACCCAGCTTGTTTATTTCACTAAACAGGCTGTTGATTTCACCAATAGTCTCAGAGCCACCTTCAACCAGAGCTTGAGCAGTCTCACCACCAGCTTCAACACCAGCCTGGACTAGATCTGAGAACAGCATTGGGTCTAGACCCATGTCGCGTAGCTTGACCAGGTTGGCTGCGAAGTCGCGAGCCTTCTGAGTCATTGTCTTGAATTCTTCGACTAGAGCTGCTGACTTGCTGGTCGTTTGCTCAATGGTTTTTTCGTAAGTCCTGGTGACTGTTACACCGAATTCCTTGAGTGTGCTTCCGAGCTTGATAACGCCTTCGGAAACCTCAGTGATTGTGACTTTTTCGGTTTCGTTCTTCAGCCTGCTGAACAAGCTTGTTAGCTTCAATGCACTGGTTAGAGCGCCCTGGTATTCCTTGATTAGCGACTCAGATAGGGCTGCCCTATTAGCTAGGTCATCACGGCGCTTGGCAATTTCTTGCAGTGCTTTTGATTCAGTATTGACCCATGCGCTTAGACTGCGGAAGCTGGCATCTGTAATAAGTCCGCTGCGGACGGCAGATGTTAGTTCTGACTGAATTCCAGAAATTGTGGAAACAATTGCTTCTTCAAATCGTCCTAGCTCGCGCTCAAAATCTGGCAGTATCCGAATGTTTGTTAGGTTGTCTAATGACCAGCGCCTAAAGTCCTCAGCCCTAGCTTTGACATCTGCAAGAGCGTCTGCGGCTTCTCTTGCTGCACTCTTTAGAGACTTGACATTTGATTCAATTGCTTCTATGGCTGCATCTCTAGCAGCTTTATTTGCATCTGCAAATTCTTTAGCTGCTTCAGCGGCTTCCTTTATTCCATCAGCAGTTTTGTTGAACTGTTCTTGTAATTTTCGTAAGCCAGAAGGGCCTGTAGCAATAATGCGCTTATAGGTTTCTTCCCATTTATCTGCTCCAAGAATTGCTTGAATAAGCCCTTCAGTAGCCTTCATGGACCTGAGCTTGCTTGCAGCAGCTTGCTTTGCTACTTCCTCATTCAATCCCTCAAAGAAACTCTTGCCTGTTTTAGATCCAGTAGTTTTTGGATCTGTAGCTGCAAATAGCTCATTTAGTCGTTTTTCAAGTTCGGCCTTAGTGTTGCTCAAACCGACTGCTGCGCTAAGAGACAAAACCTTTGTAATGTCAATAGCAGCTAACTTGGCATAGGTTGAAATAAGCTCAAAAATTTCTTTCCAGTTAGGTCTTTTCAGAGCTTCTTCAATAAAGGCGGCACTTAGGCCCAGATCCTCCATGCTTTGTTTAGCATTGCTTTTTTCAATTGCATCATCAATGTCTTTGAATACGCCAGCTAGACCACCAAGCTTGCCCTCTGCGTTGACTGCACCAGTCGCAATTCCTCTTAGTGAGTCCTCTAGCTTTTGGCCTGATTGTGATGCCTCTAGTTGAGCAGCGCTCATTCTTTGAACCGCATTTAGAGCAAAGGTAGTATCGTCATAAAACTTACCCATTGCGGTTTCGTTTTTGTAGGTAAGCCTCTCTAGGTATCCCTCAATATCGGTAATTTCTAGACCGAATAATGCACCCAGCGCCCCCGCATCTGCCCCTCTTTGTATGGCCGTAAAGTCAAAACGCTCAAGTTGCAAGAATGCAGCAACAAGATCAAGGGCTTCTTTCGTTGCTCTACTTAGGCTTGATGTAGAAGCATCGAGAGCCAATACTAAAAGATTGCCTATTTTATTTGCGGCATCTAAAACTGGAACAGTGATTGCACCCAGTATGTTGAGGAACATACTAAGCAGATCAATAACCTGTTGTAATGGTGCTAAAAGCAGGAAGAACGATTCGCCTAGAACCTTGATAAATGGAGCCAGGGACTCTATAGCACCGCCAAGAGAGTTGGCAATGTCAACGACCTGTGGACCGAATTCTTGAGCTAGGTCTGCAAAAATGTTGTTTACTTCTGCCAGTGGCTTTTGTAATGGTGTTCCAAAAGCGACCTGTAAATTGCCAACAATGGCATTTAGTTTTTGCTGTGATGCGTAAAGAGTGTCAGAAGCCCTAGTGAAAGCACCAACAGCATCATCGGCTCTTTCAAACAGCATTGTAAGACGAGCTTGGGCTTGAGCCAGCGCTAGTGCCTCACCCTCCAGGTCGCCCATTCCCTCAGCAGCAAGACGAGCATTTACTTCGCTTTGCTTCATAGCGACACCGAACTTTTCAATCGGGTCGTATTCACCACGGAATAGGGCTGTGATAGCTAGAAGGGCGGTTTGTAGGTCATAGCCATAGGTAGTGGCCAAATCTTGTGCAAGTGTTACAAGTCTTTCAGTTTGATCTGCTGATTGCTGAGTTGTAAGTCCGTATTGCTTTAGAACAGAACCTAGAAACACCGAAGCTTGAGCTGCTTGGCTTTGTGATAAACCGTAGTCCTCTACCTGCTTTGTGAAATTACGAATTTGTGGCGTAATGTTCTCAAATACCTGATTTAGACCAAGCAGGTTTCTTTCAAACTGAGCAGTCGCATTGACCGAATCTATTGTGAACTGACGAGCAGAAGTAAGGGCAGAAAATGCTCCAAATGAACCAGCGGCTAGACCAATCTTTCCAGCTAGACTTTCAAAGTTGCTAGTCAGACCCCTGAGTGCGCCAGAAGCCTGTTGCAGACCAGCGCTGCGAAAGACCGAAAGAATCGGGAGTATCAGGTTCTGTAAAGCCATTACTGTTCCAGCCTTTTGTTCATCATGGTAATAACATCATTCATCAACTGAGAAGCATTTGTTTTATGCTTGCTCATGTATTTTTCCATAGTTGGCCACGCATACCGCGAAGCCCTTCCCTGTCGCCTATTGTGAGCGCGACTATCCAAAGCCTGTAGCCAATCATCAATTGCCACTCTGCGGGCTGGCGTAATGACATGGCGTTTGGTAACTACACCCCTACCAAATAAATCCGTCTGGTATTCACGGCTAAAAGACCCGACTGCTTTTTTAGCTCTGTTGCTCTTTCCAGCCATGTCAGCCACAATGTAAGCAGGCGACTTCACTAAAAGTCTAACTATTGAAATAGTCCCATCCTGCGCCCTGGCTAAATCGCGCAGCGCCTTGCCTTCTGTCCTGTTTTTGTAATTGACATCAATACCGCGAGAAGAAGATGCCATGGCAACCCCACGAGAATAAGACAAATGTCCTCTACTGTAATTGGTGGACATCTTGTCGTAGGTTCTGCCCTTACGCCTTGGAGCGCCCAGCGGGCCGTGAATACCAACTGATCTGAATACGCTTCTAAGGGCATCGCGAGCTGGAGTTCCGAGTTGACGAGCGTCTTTTTTGAACTTCTTCAAAGCCTCTGGACCAAGCTCATTCAACGCTTTTTCAAGGCTTTTTATGTCAGATAAAACAACTACCGCCTTTGAATTGGTAATGTCCATCTCTTTTAGCGCGTTGTAATCCCCAATGGCCATGCCACTTGCGCCAGCTATCCTGGCCCAGCCACTAGCGGCGGACATCGTGTATGACCGAGTTAGCGAGCCAAGAATGGAAGCTAGAAACAAGGGGGACCGCCTTACTTTAGGACAATTCTACCGCAATGAGAAAAACCGCCCCCGAAGGGGCGGCTCTCATTTGCTAACATTCTTAGCTACTATCCAGCGATACATAGTCCACAACATTCTGTCGCTGAGTTGCATCAACTCACGCGGAGAGATGTGCGTCTCTACTGCAAGAGCGGCGATAAACCAATGTGCTGATTCATCACCAAGACCCGTTATTTTGGGTCTGTTTCTGATTCTCCTACGCTTTCAACTGTATCCAGCCAAGCCTCGAAGTCCAGAGGTGTTGCTTTGCGGCGGAACTCGCTATGCCAGGCTAGGAACAACAGGTGTCCTAGACGCTGGCTATTAGCGAGCGAACCGATTGGGACATTGAATTTGTCCTCAAAGGCAACCAGGTCAGCAGCGCTGGCCGTGATTTCCTTTTTAGTTTTGTCTGCGAACTGAATTACTAGGTTGAATCGCATTTCTATTCCTTACTACGCTGTTGCGTAAGTTACTGCTCCCGTGGTTGGGAACGACACCGAGAAGGTGCTTAGGTCGCCCACTGCACCCGAAACTGGGGTGAAGGAGTTGATTAGCACTGTTGCAGTATAGCGAGGAGTCGTGGCCGATGGGGCGGTTCCGTTTCCTGCGATCATGGTTACAGTGCCGATAGTTCCAACTAGGTCCTGGAATAGAGCGGATACAGCTCCAACACCAAAGTCAGAGTGGAAGTCCAGGGAAACGGTTCCAGACTTTAGTCCGCCGATTACCTCTGTCCAGCCGTTAGAACCGAAGTCTGTTACATCAACCTCGGCTGAATTTAGAACGAGTTCAGCACGAGCTACGCTTGGGCTAACTGTTCCTCCGTTTAGGGTCACTGTATTTGCAGTGACAACGAATTTTGCCATTTATTTTTCTCCTTATGCAAAGACGGTGACTGTGAATTCAGCCGCCAGATAGGTTTGGTCGTTTATTGTTATAGAGCCAATCGAAGTAGCGCGTTCAACCCGCAGGTCATACACCAACCCCGAAAGGGTCTTATCTGATTCTATCGCAGCTTTCACACTCTCTGAGCCTGTCGGACTGCAATAAGCATCAAGTTTTCGCTGCATCTGCCTCTCAGCCGCACGGCCTACGATAACGGTTGCAACGAAGTTATAGGTCACTAGACCACCATTGATAGCCCCATCGTATTCAACGCTCTCCATGTTGACGATACCGATTGGCGGGGTTGGATTGTCTGGCACTTCAGCAGATGCACGAAGCCCGCTGATAGTTGCCAGATTGGTTGCGATGCCCTGTCGAATCGCGCTTATGTCAGCCACTAGGCCATCCTGATTTTACGGAACGGAGCAAGCAGTGATTCAATGTCTGGATCTGTTCTGCTTACACGAACTACGCCAATCTCACCGAATCCAGCGACACCAAGAGGCGAGTCATAGCGCTTGAATTCGCGAACAGCTAGGAAGTTACAAGCCTGACGAATGTCAGTAGGAACAGCAGTTCCATAACCGAATAGTCCAACAATCTGAACGGTAGCTTCACCCTGTGAGTCGGGGAAGTTTACAGTTGGGAACAGATAATCACCAACAGCACGAATGCGAGTGTATGGCGTGTAAACGCCACCAGCAATGCCGTTTAGTGGCTCAAGCTGATAGTCAGATGTTTTCCAAGTGGTGTCAAAGCTGCCATCGGCATCTGTTGAAGTCTTTAGGGTTGTTAGAGTAACAAGGTCGTCAATCTCTACAAGATAAGAGTCATTGGGTGTGTAAACACGGGTAGCTGAGCCTGCGGTAAAAGTTCTTTCGCAATAGCGCTCAATGTGTCTGGAGGCTGATTCAATACAGCGCTCAAGTAGTCCATCATCGTCTGTAACTGCCGTGCCGAGGCGCAGAATGTCCTTGACTTCTTGCAGGGTGGTGTAGCCGTTAGTAATCGCCATGGCTCTAGTTTACCCCCGAATTCACGCGTTCTGTCTGTCCTTCATTTCTTGCACCATCTCCAGGATTGCGTGATCCAGCGCTGTTGTCGGGGCTAGCCCTTCCATCATCTGTTTGATTCTTGTTCCTAAAAACTGAGCTGAAACTGTATAGGTTCTTATTTGTCTTGGCTTAGTCGTGAACTTACAAAGTTCCACAGCAGCATCAAAAAGAGTGCCTACCTCAAAAGCGTCTGTAGAGAGCGGAGGCATGGCTCTGCCTGTGACCAAATGATAGGCGATAGTTGTAGCTACCATGTTGTGATTGGGCCTACCGAATGGACCAAGCAGATTGGGTAAATAGCAGTTTCTAAACAGAATGCCGCGCTCTTTGCACCATTGCTGTAGGTATTCCCCTGCTTCTCGCTTGCCTTTCGCATAATCCGAATCGTCAGTTTTAGCTTTGACTGAATTTGCATAGGTCAGGGTCTGAATGTCTGGGGACAGAACCTCGGTCAGGCGCTTAGCTAATCTAAGGTTTCTAACATAAAGATTGTCGCCTCTGTTTACGCCTGCTATGTGCAGAACATGGGTCGTCTCGCCAGGCTCGTCTACAGATCTAAGGTCATAGGCAAAGTGGTCCATCTTCCTCATCTGTAGATACAGCATGACATGGCTGCCCACAGCCCCAGTCGAACCTGTAACTAAAACGGCCATTACTTTTTCAAGCTTTGCACTAGCGACTGAATTTCAGCATTTCCCTGTCTGCGGCTTTCGCCATCCAGCGATGCCCCAGAGAGTGTCAGCCTGTCATAACCGACATCATAAACAATACGCTTTGTAGAGGCGTAGAATGCCTTTACAAGGCCCGTTTCTCTCATCCGTATCGCCAGACCCCAGTCAACAAATCTCATGCCCTCTGGGAACCCTCCAGAGGCTTGCCAGAGGTGTTTGGTCATGGGGTTACAACCCATAAGTGTGAATTGGTGGTCAAGCTGGTCTGGATTCCAGGATGCAGACTGGACAACATTGGTCCCCTTGTGGATCAGATGGTCGCAAATCAGATTGCAGCCCTCATCGTCAGCCTTCTGAAGCTCATTCAAGGCCCCTGGCAAGAAATAGTCATCCACATTGCACATCGCTATCCAGTCGGTCTGGAGTAGCTCTATGCCTCTGTTGAAATAGCCAGCGTAATCCTTGTGGTTCTCCTGCACTATCCAAGCTGGTCGCCCCTCGCTCTGCTTCATTACAGATTCCAAGTTCTTGTCATCTGTCACTATCACTATTTCGTCTGGCTGAACCTCTAGCGAATCTATGCCTTCCCACCAGCGGGACAGGAAGTTCGCATAGCCATCCCCCCAAATGCCCAGCGGTATGCCTATCGTCACACTCATGCCAAAGCCTCCGTCCAAAACTTGCTTGCAGATGAGTTGACCAGCTCCAATAAAATTTCTGGGTTGTTCCAATCTGATACCGAGCTGATACCAACCTGGTCGTTCAGATGCACTTGGCATCCAGATAGCACCGCCTCGATCACCACGCGGGATTCAGCATCAAAGTCATTTGGTAAAAAGACGAAGTGCTTGGCACGAGCCATTGTCTCCAACACTTGCTCCCTGGGCTTGTTCCAATACATCACCAGCGGTATGCGGTTCTCCTCGGCCCAGCGCAGGGCGTTGTCGGGTCCCTTCTGACGGTGCAGCCTGGCAGCCCAGAGTGCGAACTCCTCTTTAGGCTTTGACTGAAACTCCGATGTATCGAATGATGACAGCACCCAGGTTGTAGCTTTCGGCTGCGTCCACTCAAGCTCTATCTCCAGATGTCTGGGTGTTCGGCAGATGAACTTACTGGCTGAATTGATGAGGGTCTGACGAGCAGGTGTTCGGGTCTGCTTGTGGTGAACCATTACAACTGGATTTTTGGTAGCCAACTGGGTCATGGCTTCGTCTGTCAGCAGGTCGGTTCCAGTGATGATGAGCTTGTCAGCATCCATGGCTTCTTCCCATTGATCTGGACTAAATACCTTGACTTCCTGTGGTGCGGCTTCTAGGTAGCGAGCATCGCTCATCTCTGCACCACCGCGATACTTTCCAGGTATTCCGTTTACTGTTTTTATCTCTGTTGGTAGATGGTGACTGAGCCAGGCAATCATGCGAACAGTCCTTTGAAGAATGGTGTCCACTTCCACTCCCAAAGATGACTGAAGTCAAAGTCTTTAGCAAACTCCACTGAAGCTTTGTTTGTGCCACGCTCTGCGTGATAAGCCTCCTCCAGTGAGGCAACAATCTTGTTGACTGAAGGTATAGAGAAGAACGATGACTGAGCTTCATCCCAGAACGGTTGTCCGTCCACCTTCCAGCTTTCCTCTGACACTAGGTCTTTGGATGCGGCGAAGTTGCTTGTGATAACGCGAGTTCCACACGCCTGAGCTTCCACGGTTGGAATACCGAATCCCTCACCGTAAGAAGTGCTGAGTAAAACATCCATTGCACTATAGAAGGCTGCCATAGCTGAGTCTGGGTATCCAGTGCGCAGCATATCACGATCTGGTAGAACAACGGCTGACTTGTCTAGCCCGATGGACCTTAGAAGTATTGGTAAGTCGAATCCACCATAAACACGCGTTGGCTCGCTGTGAATGTAGATTTGCGAGTTCGGGTATTTCTTACGGAAGATAGCGAAGGCCAGCAAGTTCTCTGCATAAGCTTTGCGATGGATTTGTCCATTGGCTTTGTTGGCTGCCACCATACCGACTAGGAAAGTATCTTCTGGGACGCCCATGAACTCTCTGGTTGGCATTCCTTGTATTGTCGGGGTCGGTTTGTAAATCTTTGTGTCTATACCGTGCGGAATGTAGATTGACTGAATTCCTATTGAATCTAGCTGCTGTTGTCCGTGTGGTGACATTGCGATTGCGGTTACATTCTCACGCTTTAGGAATTCAATTACCTTTGGCGGTGGGGTGGTGTGGTCTAGTGGAACCCAAGAAACTATTGGGTCATCAAACTTCATGTCGTTATAGACCCACACATCATAGAGAGTCAATAAGACTGTTTTTCTATCTTTATTTTTGTTGGCAAAGTCTTTATACCAAGCCTCCATCACATCTGTTGAATACAGCGTGAATCCGCGTGGATAGTGTGGAACCTTTTCTCCAGCAATGTCTAAAGTCGAATGTGCGCCCTCTAGCCCATAGTTTGACAGGGCAGCAAACTTCATCCCTGACCGAATTGCGTGTTCTGCAAGTAGCTTTGCTTGATTGCCATAGCCAGTAGGCATACCTGGGCTGTTTGAGGCAAGTGCAATAGCGCCGTTGATTCTAGGTTGTTTTGACATAGCTTCACCATAGCAAAAAGAAACCCCCGCAGCAACCTAGATCTGCGGGGGCTTCAGCTATTTCAGCGGATACTAGCTAGCAGCACCGATGAAGTATTTGATGTGGCTTGCGTGAGTCAAGTCACCGTCAACGCGCATCATTACACGGAACACTGTGGTGTCGGTGTTGAATGCGTAGTCGGTAGAAGTGGCTACCTGAACTCCACCAGCAACGCGGACCTTGTATGAAGGCCAGTGTCCGAATAGAACTGACTTTGCGCCAGTCGCTACTGCGGCGATGCCTGGGTTCTCCACAACTGGGTAGCCAGCGAAGTTGTCTGGCTGTCCGACATTTACCTGGTAGAGGTAATTGCCTGCGGTGTCCTTAAGCTTGCGCATTGCACCGATAGCTGGTCCACCTGCCATGTAGGCAACACCTGGGAGTCTGCGAGCAGCTCCGTCAAGTGAATACTGGAGGTCAATCAGGTTGTCAGCAGTGAATGCACCAGCAACGCCAGTGCCACCAGTGATACCAGAACCAGCAGCGGTTACAACACCGTTTGGCTTGTTTGTTCCGTCACCAGTGGTCAGAGCTGCGTTGACAGCGAATCCAAGGCCGTTACCAGCCTGCTCTGCAAGGTGAGCAGAGATGTTGAATCCAGCATCAGTGATTAGCTCGTTAGCTACTGGGATGAGCAGACCATACTTGTAAGCGCCAAGAGTGATGGAGCTGTAGGTTGGCTCGGACTCGTCAATAGCAGAACCAGCAGCCTTGAGGGTTGCGGTGCTGTATGCGGTCAGGGTTGGGATAGTGATGTCCTCACCAGAAGTGGTGTTGATTCTCTGTCCGACATCTAGCATTGGACCAACTAGACGAGCAACATCGAATACCTCGTCATAGAAAGACTTTGGCACGGTGTTGGTTGAAGGAACAAGAGTTCTTTCTTCTCTGGTGAAGGTGTGAGAGCTGCGAGTTGCAGCAATCTGGCGTAGAACATCAGAAGCCGAACGCTCTGAAGTCTCTGGTAGAGCAAAGCCCTTAGCGGCTACGGAAGCCTCTAGTGCGCGCTCCTCGTTGCGCTTTGCAACGGCGATTGCATTGTCAGCACGAGCGATGTCGGCCTCAATG